TTTTTTGCCCCTAAGCCCGCTCGTATCGATCGAATGAGAGGAGCGGATAGCAGCTGCCCCCTCAACCCCTCAGAAGCCCCTCAGATCCCCTCGATCTAGCATGAGGGGAACAGGATCGACTAGACGGGAAGACTCGTCAGAAGGGCAGGGGGAGACCCGAGGGGCAAGAAAAAGGGCCCCGTCCCCCTGACAAAGGGACGGGGCCCGAACGGAAACGGGAATGTCTACCGGTTCTCCCGGTGCCAGCACCAGCAAAGAGCCTGAAGCTCCGCCGGCGGAATGTCGAGCCGGGCGCCAACCTCCCGGTAGGCTCTCACGGTGTCTCTGTAGCGCTTTGCCGTCAAGCGTGGGGGACCGGGGCCCCAGGCGACAGCTTGAGCATGGCGGTCGATACAGACGGCCTCGTGATCCCCTAGGATGCAGGCATAGAACGCCCGGACCTTGTCCCCCCTTAGAACGTCGTGGGGATGCTCTCCTCCCAGGATCCTCTTGGCTTTCACCTTATTCGAGATGAACCCTGGACCGGGGATCGGCTGCCCGATCTTCCAAGCCTGCAGGATCCTCGGCGCCCAAACTAGCTGGTCATCCCAGACCTGCATAGGTGAGAGAGCAGCGATCACGCCAGCGACCGTCCGAGTTGAGACATTATCGTAGGATCGCGCCAGCTCGGCGCAGAACAATCGAGCATCGACATACCAGCGACGGGCCTTGTCGGCGCTCGGCCGATCGTCGAGCGCCCTACGGGCACACAGTTCGATCCGGTCGGCGAGGATCATACTATCCTTCCCCCATTCTTCTCGGCATGCTCCATCAGAGCAAGGATGTCGGCGCGCGCTTGCGCGTCGGTCTGCTTCGAGCAAAAGAGGCAATCGCAATCGCAGGCTGTCCGTTGCCGTTTTAGGAGCTGGCGGTAGCAGACCGTTCCGCACGTGTCGACGTGCATCCGCGGAAGCTTCAAGAGACGACCGCAGATAACGCAGTCCGGGATATCGGCAAGGTTCATCGGTTCCCCCTGTCGATGCTTTTGAGAATCTCTGTAGCCTGCAGGGAAGCCCGGGATCGTTGAACTGTCATGTAACAAAAATCCTGCAACAGATCGCTTAGGATGCGACGCAACTCGGGTGCTTGGGCCATCAGCCGGGCGTTAGCGTCGCGCTCAGTCGGGACGGTTCTGGGTTCTTTCCTGTCCATCCGAGCGATTGCAAGCGTAGCATAGCCGTCAACGTCGATCGGTTCTTTTTTCCAGACCATGCCCGAGTGACAAACCCAAGGTCCAGACGTTGGCGTGAAAGTAGTCATACCTTGAACCCCGTTGCCCTTGCCGCCACCGTCGATCTCGGACACTCTGCCAGGATCGCCTTGACGGCATCGTTCAAGGGCCGACAATCCTCGGGCTCGGTAAAGTCCCAAGCATCGCCGAGCGTTTCGAGCGCCTTCCTGACGATCAGGGCAAGCGCTTTCGTCTTGCGGCATGCCGCACCTAGTCCGGTCGGAACGTGAGTCACTGTCCAGACACCGTCCGCGGTCTTGTGGATCGCCAGCCTGCCGCATCGAGAGAAGAAAGCATCGACTATCAGTCCCTGATCACCGTCGATCGTGATCGAGAGCTTGCGCGATGTTTTCGCCGGTCCCTTGACCTTGGGCAAGCCTAGGTCGGTCTCCGTTCCGTCAAGCTCGGATCCGTCCTTGCCGAACCAGGCTTCAATCGAGCCATCGGCGATACCCGTTCGAATCTGTTCCCCCTTCGTTTCGAGGATCTTGCGCCAGCCCGTAGCCGACACTACGGCGCAAGCCTTGCCCTTGTGGTCAAGCAGGATCGCCCGATCGACGTCGAGACATTCGTTGGAGATCGGACAGAAGAAAGTCGGATGCCCGACGATCGAAGCGCGAACGGCTTCCCGACGCATCCGCGCCGTCAATGTGACCAGCATCAGACCAGCTCTCCTCTCACGTCCGACCATTCGATCAGAACACAATCCTGGCCGAACTGATCGCGATAGACGGCTGCAACGTAGCGCACATTCTCACGCCAAACGATACCATCGTCGCCGAGGATTGTCAGGATACGAACGATCTCGGAAGCCCCTTCCCAATATCCGATCCCGTTTGTGACAGTGAAACCGGAGAATCTTGACGCTACTACGTTGTCGATAAACTGATTCCAGTCTCCCGGCAAGACGTGAAGCTTTCCGTTCTTGTTTGCTCCGAAGTAGATCGTTACTTTAAAGTTCATGGTGTCCCTTTCCGTTTTTAGTCCGTGCGAAGGAAGCCGTCTTCGTTGGAGTTGTCAGAGTGTGCGGCGTTCCCGTTCTAGTTCTCTGCCCGCTGCTTCTGCGCGTTTTGTTCGGCGCGCTGCTTGGCGTTTTGCATCGATCACGACCATTCTGGATTCGTGCAGTTGGTTCCCGATGTTCGAGAGAACGTCTGCCAGTTCCTCCTTTTGATCGGCGCGCTTTGCTCCTGCACCGCGTTCCTCGGCGTGCAGAAAGCTTGAGTTGACTACCGCTTTGGGAACCTCGACATCTAGGCCGAACACGTATCCCAGGAGCTCAATCTCTCGATCGGTCAAGGACAAGGTTACTGTGGTTCGCGTCATGGTGTCCCCCTACTTGCTCAAGGCTGAGACGGCCAGGGAAAGCAGAACGAAGGGGGCAAAGCCTAGGGCGCAAAGCAGGACGATACCGCGGAAGACCGCGCTATCCCACAAGTCTCTAATCAGTGTCAACATTTTTCATTTTCCCGTTTTGGTTTTCGTGTCAGGTTGGAGTTATCGGATCGGACCCCTCGATTCTTGAATCTTTTCCTGTTTTATTTTCTGACAAGATTCTAGGTTTTTTTCTCAAGGTCGAGAGCCGATCAGCCGAACGGGTTTCCAGGATTCTCGAAAGAGCATCGGTCTATTCCGATGCTCCGATCGATAGGTGCGGTTTCGCACAGGGTGTGCGGTTTCGCTCACTGGGAAAGAAGGATTGCGGCGGTCCCTCTTAGGGACTGTCTCGTCTCCCCTTTTTTTTTTCAAGCTGTCATGGGAGCACGTGATAGGAAAAACAAAAAAAAACGAGTTCCAAATAGTGAAAGTTATTTTTTTCGAGTAGGTGGAAAAACGCCCAAGCAAAAATCGAGTAGGTGAAAAACCGTCCGGCTGTGGTGCGGCTCAGGCTCAGCGTGCGGCTCAGGCTCAGGCTCAGCGTGCGGCTCAGGCTCAGCGTGCGGTTCCGCTCAGGTGAGCGATTCCGCTCAAGTGAGCGATTCCGCTCAAGTGAGCGATTTCGCTCATGATGTGCGATCTCGCTCAGTGTGCGATTTCGCTCAGGGGCGGGCGGTTCCGCACACCAGAAAGAGGACTGTATATGCTCCCCTTTTTTTAGGACTGTATTCGCTCCCCTTTTTTTTAGGACTGGAAACTCATCCCTTTTTTCTCAAGATCGAGAGCTCAGCATCCGATAAGGCCCGCATGGAAACCTGGAAAATCACCATCACGTTCGAGAACACCAACACCGGCACGCGCAAGAAGGTCAAGGCGCGCAAGGGCTTTCCCGACCTGACTCCGATCATCGACATCGACGACGAGCTGATCAAGGAGGCCTCGAAGCAGCTCCCCAAGGGGAACTGGGAGGCCGACCTCTCGAACCACAACGGACCAGAGGAGGTATGATGCAGCTCTTCCACTGCCAGTGCGGCACCATCTACGGCGAGCGCTGCGAGTGGACTGGACCGGCCGCATATATGGTTGTGGTCGAGTGGATGCCGGACAGTCTCCGCGGTAGCCACACCGCGGCCGGCAACAGTGGAGACTGGCCCATGAATGGAGCCGAGCGTCTGGCGATACAATGGGAATGCGCGGGCCGCATTGTCAAGAACGAGGGAAGTCCACCTGATGGCTGCTGCTGGGTCAGCGAAGTTGTTGATGCGGCACCAGGTGATTACGCAGAGGAGGTTTGATGAAGCTCTCACGGAAGCACTTCGAGAAGATGGCCAGCCTGCTCGGGCGCGCCCTTGTGGGCAATCGTGATCGAGTTGAGATCTTGGGGGACTTCCTGGTCCTGCTCAAGGACTCAAACCCGGCGTTTGATCCACAACGTTTCGTTGTCGCGGTCATCAACGCGACCAAGGAGGAGAAGGCAAGGGCACGGACAAAAGGAGATCCCAGCACTGAGAACACCCTGCGGGAGGCGCTGGAGACGATGCTCGATGTCCCGCGACCTGGATTTGCCGACTACGAAGCACGGCAGAACGTTGCACGATGCAAGGCCCGCGCCGCGCTGGGATTTGTATCACCATGAAGGGCAACGCACTACTCGGCTTTCTCTCCTGGGCTGCGAGCTGCTTCTCTGCTACGCCCGAGCGGGGGAGCAGTGTCCAACCTCGTCTCACGACCAGCGAGGAGAAGGGACGCGACCAGAGACGCCGTCGGCGGAAGCGGGCCAAGGCCAGCAAGAAGAAGAACCGATGAACCGTCCCATCGTCACCCGCACCGAGCGCAAGCTGCTTGAAGTCTCCCGGAAGATCCGGGAGGCGAAGCCCAGCATCTCCCTGGCCGACGCGGACATCCTCGCGGTGCTCGGCGCCTTCGCGGCGCTCTCGACGGGTGTCAGGACTCGGGGGATCGACAAGCGAGAGCTGATCGCCCTCCTAGCGCGGTTGAGCAACAAGGAGATCAACGACGTTCTGGAGAGGCACACACCATGAGCGGCGTTCGCCTCGAACTGCAGCGCCTCATCGCCTACGAGAAGGGCGAGCTCAGCGCCCGGGAGCAAGTAGAGTTCTTTGCGTGCCTGATCCGCACCGGCATCGTCTGGGAGCTCCAGGGATCCTACGGCCGGACGGCCCAGGGACTAATCGTGACAGGCTGGATCAGCACCGCGGGAGAGATCGCCGACGACATTGACATGAAGTTGGAAGCGCTGGACTCATGAGCTGTCTAAACTGCGACTGCCCGACCTGCAAGCGGGACCGCGGCCGGCTAAACCGGCGCCGTGATCTGCAAACTCTCTGCTACTCTTGGCTATGGAACGCTACACCGGCCGAGGCTCGGCAGGAGCTGCAGGAAAGTGTCTTCAGCAAGAAGGAAGCCGCAGAGGTCATGCGTGCTCAGGGCTATCCAGAGGAACAGATCATACAGGTTACAGGAGACTGATACCATGACACGCCGCAAGCTGAAGGTAGGAGATGAGCTCTACTGCGTCCCGCAGTATCGGTTAGGCTATCCACGCATCGTGACCATCGAGAAGATAGGACGCACGTGGGCAACGCTGGCGAGGAGCGAGGGACGCATCAGACTGTCCAGCTGGGAGCTCGACAGTAGACAGTTCACCAGTTCGGGACGCTGCTACGAGAACGAAGAAGAGTATCTGGAATACCAGAGGCGGAAAGATGCACGCTTAGCGTTTGCTCGTGCTCGTGCATATACCACCATGCCCGAAGAGCTGACCCTCGACGACCTGCGCGAGATAGCCCACAAGTTGGGTTGTGGGGAAGCATTTGACAGAGAGCTCGCGCGTCGAGTCGCGATGCGAAAGGAGAAACTAAACAGATGAGCACTGAGCACTCAACCGAGTGGGACGATGTCCTCTACATCTGTCAGTGCGGTTATCCAATCGTTCCGTGTCTCGACGAGAACGGGAAGCGCATCGGTGTCACGCACAGGACTATCGAAGAGGACGATCACCACTTCGCATTCTGGGCTGGGTTGCGGATTGCGGTCGTCGACAAAGGCACAAAGCCAAAGAGGAGTGAGCAACATGAATCCTGAATACCGAACACTTCTGAACGCCGCGCGCGTCCATGCCCAGGAGCGCGCCACCCGTGAGCAGCAGGTGATGATCATCTACGAGGACACAAACTACTCCCGCATGTTCGTGCGCCCCCATGATGACTTGGCGCCACGCTGCTCCGTCATGGTCGAGGCCATCTCACCTGAGGTCCAAAAGAACGTGAGCAAGTCCCTGACTTTCGATCCGACCACTGGCCCCTGGGAATGCCGATGCGGCAGCGTCTACGCCGGCGATGTTCGTCTCGCGCTCATGGACCGAGAAGAGCCTCGCACGGCTCCGACCGAGCGCGACGCCAACGCTCGGCTGATGGCCAAGGCGCCCGAGCTGCGCGACGCCTTGCGCATGCTGATTCAGGGACGGAAGCCCGGGACTTGCGCCAACGCCGTCGCGCTCCTCAACCTCATCGACAGGGAGAACCAATGAAGAGCTACACGAAGAGCTACACCTACCGCATCAAGCGGCGGACGTTCGTGGTCACGCGGTGCTCGAAGAGGGACAGAGCCGGCTACCCTGCTGGCTGGCTCGTCGTCGAGAATCTGCCCGATGGCTGGCACCGCGAGGTTGCCAGAGGACTCACCACGCTCCGCGAGGCGAAGGCAGCCGCGGAACTAGAGGTGCAATCAGACGCTAAGGCACGCTGAGGATGCGCGCTCGAATAGAGAAGGACGGTCCTAGAAGCGTCCCTGGCACTTTCTACTGGAAGGTGATAGACTTGACTAGGGGTTATGCGATCATGACCGCTCTGGATTCCGCAGGCGGAGCTGTGCGCTATGCCGAGACGCGCGGCTACACGGTCATCGGCGAGGACTGCTGTCACCATGACGACCACGACGACTGAGAACCTGCTCCGCTCCTACCTGCAGCTCAGACTAGCTTTGCACGGTGCAGAAGCCAGCCTGAAGGATGGGCTGGATCACGGATTCCACTTAACCCAGCGCAAGAACATCCGAGAGGTCGATCTGCCGATCATCAACAAGGCGCTCGCTGACAGCGACCAGGCCTTGGATGACGCTGGACTGTTCCCTGTCGAGTAGTCTTTCCTTCTTGTTCCGATCTTCTCAAACTACTGGAGGCACTACTATGATGTTGCTCGATCGAAAAGTCTACCTGGAGTTCGTGCGAGAGGAGGCCTCTTTTCGTGCCGACGAACTACGCCGAAAGAACCGAGTCGTTTCTCATGGTCTCGATCGAGTCGAGATCCGTCGACTGCAGAAGATGCACGACGTCGCCGACCAGGAGCTGGCCGCCATCGATCTCGCGGACTTTCACGCCAGCACCATGTCAGAGGAGGACTTCTGCTAGTGAGTGAGAACGAGCTTAAGCAGGCGATTCGAGAGGTGATTCGAACGATGCCTCTCATCGACTTCTGTCGATTCATCGGCCTCAAACCGAGTCCAGCTCAGAACCTCTTGCTGAAGAGCTTCGAGAAGCGCGCTCATCTTCGAGGACATCGCTGCGAGCACGAGCGACAGGGCAAGATTCGCGGACTGATCTGCCTGAACTGAGATGACCAACATATCCTTGTCCGTCTTCCCCGACCAGCCGCGAAAGATGAAGGGGCTGGACTCGATCGACGACTCGGTGCGTCACGCTTTCGAGGTCGTCGACTTCATCAAGGGAATGAACACCGAGTGGGCTGGCGACGCTCACTTCGTCTGCTACACGGTCAAGGGTGAAGAGAGGTGGCCGAGGATCAACAAGACCGCGCTGCCCGGGCTGCTACGTAAGGGTGGCGTGGTTGAGGCGAACCTGATCGCTCTGGACTACGACTCCAACCTGAACGTCTCGGAGGACGTGTTGCAAGCGGCCGGCTGGGACGGCAGAGGCAAACTGCCGAAGGTCAAGTGGACGCCAGACCGACGCCGGGAGTTCGTCGACGCATTACGCAAGGTGCGTAGTGCATTCGAGGCGAGGGATCTCGCCTTCCCCTCGCTGATCTACTTCACCGAGAACGGCGCGCGGCTTGTGCATTTGTTGTCCGAGGGCGTGCCGGTGCAGGACGTAGAGCCGTTGATCCGCGGAATGATCAAGGCCTACGGTGCCGCCGGCATGGTGATGGATCCGGCGTGCGTGGACTGGACTCGGTTCTTCCGTCTACCGAAGGTCATGCGTGACGGAGAGCCGACCTGGACGAAGGACTACTACGTCTCGATCGAGGAGGACTCCTGGCTCGTGCCGCAGGCGATCGAGCCGGTAGGCAAGGAGCAGGCCTTAGACTACATCGAGGTGCCCGAGCTCGACGTCGACCAGCCAACGGCCGAGGCTGCGCGCGCGCTCGTCGAGACCCTGGTCGGCAAGGCGGTTCGCAAGACTCCGGTCTACCGGCGCGCGAAGGAGCGACTCTATCGCCGGGGCGCGGATCACTGTCACAACGTAGTCGTGCACCACGAGCCGATCGCGATCGAGGGACACCGCGACGTCAAGCTCCACGAGCTGATCGGGCAGGCGATCTGCCACCTCTACGACGTCGAGGGTGTGACGCCCCAGTTTATCTATGGACTGTTCTTGCCGAGCATCGAGCAGCTAGAGCCGGACCACGAGACACCTGACTGGTGCGGCAAGGCCTGGGACATGATCAAGCGCACCTGGCGCAAGGAGCAGGGAAAGGCGGAGCATCAGAAGCAGGTCGACGAGAAGGTCGCAGCGACTGAGGCCGACGACCTTCTCTCTCTGCTAGAGATCATGCGCGAGCACTATCCAAAGAGCAAGCTGCTGCACGCGGAGGACGACGCTGTTGCGTTGCTGGAGCTGCAGCGCATGGGCATCATCATGACCGACGGCGACAACTTTCACGTGCTGCAGCGTGACGGCTTCTACATGAAGGACAAGCGTAGCGCCGTGATGCTGCCCGGGATGGTTCGTGATCTCGGGATGTCGTTTTTGATGCCTCTAGAAAAGCTGGGAGCGAAGGGGGACATCATCCCTGTTGGAAGTGGTGACTTATTGCGTGACTACGGAAGACAAGTCGCGCGCGTCGTCGGACTCGCATGTCTGGAGGGTGCGCTCCTGGACCCCGAGGGCGCCCTCTTGATTCCTCTCTACCGACGCGCGAATCGACGGCCGATCTTTCACGAGGAGATCGACGCATGGCTTCGCCGTGCCACGACCCGCGAGGACTACAAGCGGTTGTTGAAGTGGCTCGCCTACGCGCTCGACTTCGAGGGCGGACCCATCTGCGCGCTTGTGCTTACTGGACTCCCAGACGTCGGCAAGAAGCTGATCTCTCGGGGCTTGTCGGAGTGCATCTTCGGCTCCCCCCAGCCTGGCTCAGGTGAGGACATCGTCGGCCAGTTCACGCCGGCCCTGCTGCAGACCCCGTTCATCGTGGTCGACGAGGGACTGCCAGTAGAACGCTTCGCGAAGAGGACCGCGGCCGACCAGTTCCGCCGCATGGTCTCGGGCGAGGGCATGAGTGTTGATCGGAAATACCGGGCGGCCGTCGACGTGCGCAGCCCGGTGCGAATACTCTTTACGGCGAACAATCCCGAGATCGCCTTTAGCCTTATTGGGTCTCGAACCATGACGAAGCACGATCGCCTCGCCATCGGTCAGCGACTGCTGCACATACCCTTGCAAGCCGAGGCTGCGGCATACCTGCGCGCCAAGGGTGGGCGTCGACACACCGCGGGCTGGATCGCCGGTGACGCAGGCATGCTGTCCGACTACATCGTGGCCGAGCACTTCACGTGGCTCTACGAGAATCGTGTCGAGCAGTTCGGCCCAGCGGACATCGATCGCTTCCTGGTCGAGGGCAACCTCCATGCAGAGATCATCGAGGACATGCGTGCGTTATCAGGCGTGTCCCCAGAAGTCACCGAGGTCTGCGTCTACCTTGTCGAGACTCGCGAGCACATCGATCAGCTCAAGCCACTGATCGCGCGAGACGTCGACGACAATAACAACCCGGCCGTATACGTGACGACCTCGGCCGTGATCAACTACTACAAGGAGCACGGCAAGTTCGAGAAGCAAAGGAACTTCAACAACAGAAACGTCGGCATCGCCATGGAACAGGTTGCGGAACACTGCAGCCCTGCAGGCGAAAAGAGGATCACTCTCGCCGGCAAGGAATCGAACCGCCTGCGATGGTGGAAGCTGGACCTGGAGTTTCTGCTGCGCTACGCCCGTAAGCACGGCCTGGAGTGTAGTAGAATGGAACAAATACTTGAGCCCCAAGAGCCCCAACATGAAGAACAGCAAGTGGGATAGCTTCGACTTCGGCTACACGCTGACAACGTCAGCGTCACAGATCGAGAGCTTTGCCGGCGACATCTACAACGCCAAGAAGGGTGAGGTGCACGGCGGATGCAACCGTCAATGGTGGTTCAAAAAGGTGCACAAGTTGCCCGAAGCAAAGGCTAGGGACGCCCGAGATTTCGGCGGGATCATGCACGAGGTTTGTGAGCGTTGGCTTCTAGCAGATGACACGGGCCGGGACAGGACAACGGGCGAGGCAGTCGATTCCTTCCCCGAGGGCTGGGACATCACGATCGGTCTGGCGGACGCAGCCTTGATCAAGACGCTCTTCCAGAAGGCGATCGACACAGGTATGCTGCGCCGGCAGCCCGATCGAAAGATCGAGGCTCCCTTTCAGATTGCAGTCTTGCCCGACGGGCAGGCCTCGGTGATCGGATTCCTGGACCTGCAGCTGCCTCGGGGCGTAGAGGACCACAAGACCACGGGGAACATGGACTGGGCCAAGAGCCGCGAGGGCCTACGTCAGAACGTCCAGATGCTCCTCTACGGCTGCGTAGTGGCTCGGGAGTGGATGAACCGGGGCAAGGATCTGGACGACCTGAAGGCCGTGGAGCTGCGCCACAACGTCTTCCTGAAGGACTTTCAGCATCCACTGGTTCGACCAACGGGCACCGAGGTGGACATCGACACCCTCTCGAAGTTCTGGGACGACGTGATCGTCCCTGCCGCCAAGAAGATGCTATACTGGAAACAAGCTGGGATTCTAGTCGATGATTGGGCTAAAGTCGACGGCCCAAAACGACGAGGAGTCTGTAAAAAGTATGGGGGCTGTGACTTCCAGACGATCTGTGGAGTCACGGAAACTCCCAAGACATACCGCCAGCGCGTAGAGCGCACTGCACCACCCGAAACCACGGAGACCACAATGGGCAACATCTTCGACAAGCTGAAGCAACGAGACGAGAGCTCGGGGTCTTCAGCACCTTCCGATCCTCCGAACAAACCTGCCGAGCAGGTTTCCGAGCCAACGACCGCCGTTGCTGACTCTGCTCCGCCGACGATCGCCACCGTGGCCCCTTGGGCTTTCCCAGGCTGTCGCGCCTGCGGAGGCATCGGGTTCTCTACGAAAGGTAAGCCCTGCACCCCCTGCGTGATTCAGGGCGCAAAGCAACCTCAAGGACCAGGACTACATCCGGACAGCTTCGATCTCCGCGCCGCCGACAGTGGGATTTTGGTCTTCAAGGGCGATGAGCTGGTTGCAAGCATTCCGCTTGTCGGCACCGTCGAGGCGAAGGAGAACACCGCGCCCCAGAAGCCGAAGGAGGAGCCTGTTGCCGACGAGCCGCCCCCGCTCAAGGGACCAGTGGGGGTGATGATCTCGAAAGAGGAGAAGATTGCTCCCCTCGCTGGCCAGAAGAAGAGCGTCGAGCCGTCCAAGGCAAAGACCTCAGGAACCAAGCGGGGACGTCCCCGTCGTGGCTTCACGCTGCTCTACGGCGTCGTCAAGCGTGGCAAGGAGAACGTGCTCGATCTCAACCTCGTCCTGCATCAGTATGGCAAGGAGTTGGCCGACGACCTAGGCTCGCCCAGCTACTGGGGCCTTGACGCCTTCAAGCGCCGCGAGTTCCTCGCGATGAAGGCCGAGGAGATCGCCGAGACGTTCGGCCCCGCGGTCGTCGTGGTTACGACCGACGACCCGGACATCCGGGCCTTTGCCGCGGCTCTGGAGCCCTACGCGGCCGACGTGTTCGTCGGGCTGAACAGGTGAGCAGGACTCTGGAAAAGATGGTCGACCGCCTGCAACGGGAGGTCGTGATGCTGGAGAAATCCCGGCAAGGACTCGCTGATGAGCGTGACCGGGCGATCCAGCATGTATCGCGCCTCAACCTTATCTGCCAGCAGCTCCAGCAAGAGAGCATCTACATCGCAGGCAAGGTAGGCGCGATCCTCAAGGCCTGCGTCCAGCTCAACGACGGCTCGCTGACGATCTCGACGACGCTCCTGGACAGCGTCAAGGGTCAGGTGCTGGTCCGTCACGATCGAAAGGTCGAGGGGACCGAGGACAAAGACCTGATCTACACGCTACGTGAGATGACTCCTGAGGAACAGCAGCAGCTCGCGCAGATGCAGGGACCAGCGAACGTAGAAAAGGCTGAATGACCGCCACTATGAGTTTAGAGCGGCTCATCAAGCGGGCAGAAGCGCGCCGCATGCTGTCCGCGTCCTCCGTTCCTTCGTCGATGAACGAGCTGCAAGAACGCAGCAAGAAGAGGGTGCACCCTGATCACCAGGAGCTCGCGCGCATTCTGGAGCTGGACTTCTGGCCGATGCTCGACGAGGGTCAGTGCGAGGACATGAGCCGCACACACATCCTGGCACACGCCTTCGACGACGACTTTCGTTTGCTCCCAACGCAGGCGAGCGCACTGACCGGCTACTACATGGCTGACGGTGGATTCTTCCCGATCGGTGTCGGATGGGGCAAGACGGGCATCTGCTTGATGACCGCCGAGGCCGCTTGGAAGAAGGGACTGCAGAAGAGCATCCTGCTCGTGCCACCGAACGCCCTGGAGCAGCTCATCAAGCAGGACATTCCCTACTGGCGGCGCCGTGTGTCGCTCTCTGTGCCCTTCCAGATCATCGGAGGCAGAGATACCGTAACCCGTCGCACGCTCTACAGGAGCGGCTACAAGGGCTGCTACATCATGCCCTACTCCTACTTGTCGGTCTCCGACACGATCGAGATGCTGGAGGCCATCGACCCTGATCTCGTCATCGCGGACGAGTGCCACAAGCTGAAGGACCGCACAAGGGCCCGCTTCAAACGATTCAAGAACATGATGGTGGAACGCGATCGAGAGTTCGTCGCCATGTCGGGGACCATCACCTCGAAGTCGATCGAGGACTACCGACACCTGATCGACATGGCTCTCAAGGACAAGAGTCCGTTGCCGCGCAGCCCGAACATGGCGCTGTCCTGGAGTCGAGTGCTGGACGCCGGGGCGCAGATCACCGGGGACCACTTGACTGGACCCTTGGAGCCGTTGGTCGACTGGGCCAATAAGCATCGCGCTAAGAATGTCAAGCGTCTTTGCCTGACAGTGTCCGACCTGCGCGAGGCATTTCGGATGCGCCTGCACTCCGCGCCGGGCGTAACGGCGACCGGGGACAATGAAGTCGGTGCATCGATCTCTATCGAGAACATAGACGACGAAGGACGTCACGAGGAAATCGAAGGCTGGGAGAAGCTCTCCCAGTTGATGAACCAGGTGCAGAAGGAATACATCACGCCCAACGGGGATGAGATCGACTGCCCGCTGAACATCTTCAAATGGCTGATCGAGTTGTCGACCGGTTTCTACAACGAGTTGATCTGGCCGACGCCGGAGCAGCTCATGAAGAGACATCCTCTCAACCGTAAGTCTGCAGAGCGAACTCTGGAGGCTGCGCGCAGTGCACATGGCATCGGTCAACTCTACAACAAGCTACTGCGCGGGTTCTTCATCGACTCGCCAGCAGGCATGGATACGCCGATGGAGGTCGCGCGTCTGATCAACCAGAAGCCACACCTCATCCCCAACGATCTCGTCACCGCCTACAAGGTCTGGCATCAAGCCCTCGACGCAATCGAGGCGGAGTTCGGTTTCGTGCCTGAGCGCTACTCGCGCGCCGTGCGCGTCTGTCCGTTCAAGATCAACGCCGCTGTCGAGTGGGCGCAGGAACATCAAAGCGGCGGGATCCTCTGGGTCTACCATCGTGAGATGGGGAAGTGGCTCACCGAAGAGCTGAAGAAGGCTGGCCTGGATCCGGTCTACTGCCCCGCGGGCGCGAACGAAGAGATCAGCAGCATCTTCAGCCCGGAAGGAACCGGCAAGGGAGACCGTCTCGTAGTAGCCTCAATCATGGCCCATGGGGAGGCAAAGAACCTACAACGGGCGCCTGCGCAGCTCTTCGTGCAGTGGCCCCGGGACGCGAAACAGGCGGAGCAGACGCTCGGCCGGGTGCTTCGCGTGGGCATCGAGAAGTTCACGGACCACGTCACGGTCAACACGTTGAATCTCCTTCCCTACGATCACGTGCTGTTCGCCGCCTGTCTCAACGACGCCGTCTACCAGCACCAGACCGACTCTCGTCGCAAGATGGTGTATGCTGACTACGATCCCCTTCCGAGGATCTTCTCGCCTGAGTTCCTTCGCACCAGAGGCGCAAATCCCAGGATGCTGAACAACAGACAGCGAGAGATGCTCAACGACAAGTTTGGAACTGACTGGGAGACCCAGATATGATCTCGATCGCACGCTTGCCTCTATATTCGACGATGTCACAGATCGTGCAGATCCCCGACGACGCTGTTCCTCTAGCGATCATCGATCGAGGGGGCCTACCCTCGTTGTCCATCACGATCGACGACGCACAGCCCAACCATGATCGCACGATACAGATGCGCGTTGGAGCCTGGAATCACATCGAGGGAGAGATCGACTTCGACCAAGACGACTACATCTATCTCGGCGTGCACGGCGACTTCCATTTCTGGCTCAGTCGTCCGGACGCTGAGAGCTCTCTCGACAGGCTCAGCGCTCGCGGCAACTGAGCGGTTTTTTGCCCCCTCGGATTTTTTTCGGGAATCGGGGTATACTTTTCACGGACCAGTAGAAACCAAGACAAGGAGTAGATTCATGGGACTTTTCAAAAACATCGAAAACGAGCGTGCAGCGACCGATCGCACACCTTTCGCCAAGGCCGGACACTACCTGGCCCGCATCGATCGCATGCGTGAAGGCAAAGGTCAAGTCGACGAAATCTCCTACGTTGCGATAGACCTCACCGTGTTGCACGTCTACCCGGACGGCGATACGCCCAAGACGGCTCCCCAAAACGAGCCGCGCAACTGGACCGACCAAGGCGAGGACGGCTGGCACCGAGAAGGCCAGGAGATGACTGTCTTCTACAAGGCATCGTGGAAGTCCGCTCAGGCCAACCTCAAGGCCTTCATCGCCAACGCATCCGGGTTGGAGGACCACGAAGTCACCGAGGAGGCGTGCGCGAAGATCAGCGCGGAGAAACTCCTGGACGGCGAGGTCGTCGAGCTACAGAACCGGGTCGTCGAGATCAAGAAGAGCGGTGCGCCCTTCACGCGCGTCTGGTGCGTGCGTAGAGTCGAGGGAGCTGAATACTGCAACGTCGTCAGTGACGAGGTTGCAGCGAAGTTCTTCCCGGACGGGTTCGCCTCCGACGAGTAATCCCTTCCCCTTGGGGGGACGCCCGCGCTCCGCACCGGGCGTCCTCTCACATTTTTCCCTGAGGCCTGCACCCATGAATGTTCTATCCTTCGACACCGAGACCTTTCTGATCGGACCTGGCGCTATCGCGCCGAAGATGGTCTGCTGCTCAGTTGCTGGCGAGGCAGGCGCCTACCTCGTGTCGAACGGAGACGCCTCCGTCGTCGAGGACTTGCGCGGGCTCTTCGAGTCCGGACACATCCTCGTGGGTCACACGACCTCCTACGATCTGGCCGTGATCGCGACGAGCTACCCCGAGCTGGAGCCTCTCATCTGGGAGAAGCTGATAGCCGGGGAGATCACCTGCACGAAGATCCGCGAAAAGCTCCTCAACCTTAGCACCCACGGCCACGTCGAGAAGTTGAGACTGCCCGACGGTTCGTCGGAGAAGATCAAGTATCATCTCGCCACTCTTGAGCTGCAGTATCTTGGCATCGACCGCTCAGCCGAGAAGACCGTCGCGACTACATCTGATTCCGTGCGCGGGGACAGCTGGCGACTCAACTACGACACGCTCGATGGCATCCCCTTAGACAAGTGGCCGGCCGGGGCGATCAAGTATGCGCTCGACGACGCCGTCGGCACACTGCTGGTCTACGAGGCGCAGAAGAAACGGGTGGAGTCGATGGTCGGCTACGCCAGCCTGAGGACTGAGTTCTTTCGCACGGCTGTCGACTTCGCCCTGCTCCTCATCACGCAGCGTGGCATGTGCGTTGACGAGAACGAGTTCCATCGTGTCCAGGAGCGCGTCCAGAAGGCCCTGGGTGGCGAGACACTGGAACCCTTGTTCGAGGCCGGCATCCTACGCCGGGGCCAGCCAGTGCGTCCCTACTCACGTCAGTTCAAGAAGGCCTTTGAGATTCTGCAGATGCGCGTTAGCTCTATCGATCTGATCGATGATGCAGTTGTCTGGGAACCTCACCGAGAGTTGCTAGAAACTGAGGGCATCAAGTTCAAGGCCACGGTCAAGCCCACACTCGATAAGAAGAAGCTAACCGCGCTGGTCGAGAAGACCTGCAAGACTATCGGGATTGGGGTGCGGAAGACTGAGAAGGACAACACCATCACCGACGCCGAGGTAATCGAAGAGCTCGCACCCCACGATGAGGTGCTCACCGTCTACCAGCTTCGACAATCCCTGCAGAAGATCGTGACGACCGAGCTACCGCGCATGATGTGGGAGGGGAAGCCGGCCGACCGTGTGCACTTCCGCTACGATGCCTTGAAGGAGACGGGACGCACGTCCTCCTACGGCACCGATCTTTACCCAAGTGGTAATGGCCAGCAGGTGGATCCGCGAGTGCGCCCCTGCTTCGTGCCCGAGGAGGGCTGTGTGCTACTGTCGGTCGACTACAACCAGCTCGAACTCGCAACGCTCGGGCAGACCGTCTACAACATCTTCGGCAGTTCCGTGCATCGGGATCTGATCAACGAGGGCTACGACCTGCACGCCTACCTGGGCTCGACGATCGCCTACCACCTACATCCTGATTTCCGTGAGCTCTGTAGCGGGGCAGACGCAAAGCAGGTCTATGCCAACTTCATAGAGTGCAAAGGACACTCCGAGGGTCTCTTAGCCAAGTTCTTCAAGCTTTGGCGCGGGCTGGCAAAGCCTGTTGGTCTCGGCTATCCCGGCGGGCTGGGCCCATGGACGCTTCTTAGTATCGCACGCAAGAAGCCCTACTTCGTGGACATCAAGGAGATCGCCGCTCAACTGCCAGAGGATCAGTTCAAGAAGACCGAGCAGCTCGTGCGAGCGGCGAAAAAGTATCTCGGCATGTCCGAGATCGAGTTTACGTGGACTCCGATGTCGAAGGCCCTGGCCTTGGCCATCAAGCTCAGAGAAATCTGGCTCGACACCTTCGACATGCGCAAGTATTTCAAGCACATCTCGGAGGACTGTAAGGACGATCGGAACAACCTCGGCACGCGCCCCGACGGCTCAGCAAAGGAGGCTTACTGCTACACCAGTCCGTTCGGCATGTTCCGTGCTGGCTGCTCCTACACGTCAGCGGCTAACGGTGAAGCTCTGCAGACCCCAGCTGCGGAGGGTGCGACGACCGCGGTCATAGAGACCGTGCGTGCGTGTCGCGACCGCTCGGTCGGTTCGATCCTCTACGGCTGCAAGGCGCATCCGGTCAACTTCGTGCACGACGAACTGATCCTCGACATCCCTGAGGACGACCTGATGCACGAGCGGGCCTTCGAGGTCGTGCGAATCATGGTTGAGTCCATGAAGAGAGTCGTCCCCGACATCGAGATCGGTGCCGAGCCGGCACTGATGCGGCGCTGGAACAAGGGGGCCGAGTCTGTTTTCGACAACGGACGGCTCGTCGTTTGGGAACCACCTGAACTAGTGGAGGCAACATGAGCATCTGGAAGACGAAGCAAGTCAACGATCACTTTGTGACCGTCGGACGCAAGCAGCTCTACGCGGACGTCATGGAGGAGGTCCGCCGACTCAAGCCCGGGGAGACCTACTTCGCTGAGGAACTGCGCCGTCCGCGGGGCATCTCCGTCGAGACTCTGCGCAAACGGATCTCCTCGGCGGTGAGCCTGCACGTTCGATCGAGCTCTCGCTACCGGTATCGAGTCCACATCACCATCGACGGCCAGATCGCCGTCGAATGCCTCAAATAGCCCATCGGGTGGAACGCCGAGCGGGTATGCTACCCTGTAGATCGATGCAGCACTGTCAGAGCGGCTCATTCCAAAATGCTAACGAACCTCAAGCGGTGACAGCTTTGCAGGAGACTGGATCGACCAGAGCCATTACCCGTGGCTCTGTCTCAGGTGCAGTGGTTTGAGGTAGCTCCCCCGTCGAGTGCAGGCGACGAGGGTCGAGCGGCAAGCCCGACCCTTGACGAGGGGGTCGGGCTTGTTTTTTGAGGTAGACTATACTGGACTCTAAAGAGGCTACGGAATGCGATACTGGACACTGACACTGCTCCTGCTTCTCTCGGCTTGCACGGTCGCGATTCCTGGCGGTCGAGTGGGTGCAGCGAAGCAGGTCTGGAAACTAATCCGCATTGGTGGAGGAGCGACCGGCTTCCCGATCTACCAGACCTACAACGCTGATGATCGTATCTACACCGTCTGGTTCCTCACCGCAGGCCACGCCACCATAGGTGACAAGGATGCGATATGGGCTGCGACTCTGCGAAACGAGCGCGCTCTCTTCCGAGGTGTGCATACGATGCGTCACCCAAAGCTGGACGCTGCGCTGATCACGTTCCGCACACGGAAACCGGTCAAGCTCCTCTCTGTCTCTGACCGCACCCCTGCGTTCGGTGAAGAAGTCTGGGCAGTAGGCTATCCACTAATGCTTGGTCCTTTCATCACCCCTGGCATTGTGTCTGGACCCGGCATGTTCTCAAGTTCGATCTATCGTGCCTCGACTGACGTCTACTCCGGAAGCTCTGGAGGCCCAGTCATCGATTCCCTCGGACGAGTGGTTGGTATCAGCGTAGGCGCTGGCACGGACAAGAGAGCTTCCGACAACTGGATAATCGTCACGCACATGGCCTTCTTCGTTCCTACTTCGAAAATCGTGGGCTGGCTGAAGGACAACGGACTGCAATAGCTCTCGATCAAAAATAAACCATCTGCATCTGAGGAGACCTGCACATGCCCTACATCTCACCCGGACTTCGATCTGTTCTACGCCAAGAAAACGAAAAGCCGAAAACCCCTGGAGCCTTGAACTATGAGTTGACGCGCCTCATGCTGGTGTATCTCAAGACTAAAGGTCTGAGTTGGCAGACCCTCAATGACATCTCTGGCGCCATGACCGAGTCTCTTGCCGAGTTCCGGCGCCGTCACATTGTTCCGTTCGAGAAAGATGCGATCCGCCGAAACGGAGACCTAGCAATATGACTACCAAGGACACGAACCCGAAGGACGCCATCGGGTCATCCAAGCCGCCGCTCTCCACGCTGCCGTGGCCGGTCCTCTACGAAGTCGGTGCCGCGATGCTGGAGGGAGGCTGCAAGTATCGCCGGCACAACTATCGCATCGCAGGCGTGCGCGCGAGCATCTACTTCGACGCTGCCATGCGCCACCTTGTGGCGTGGTGGGAGGGCGAGGACATCGACGCCGACTCGGGCATTCACCACATCACCAAGTGCATCGCCGGCCTCGTCGTGCTGCGTGACGCCATGATGCAGGGTATGCTTGCCAACGACGACCGCCCGCCTGCAGCCACGAAGGATTGGATGACTACAATCCAAGAGCGAGTCGAAGATGTTTTGGCTCGCCATCCAGAACCGCTTCCACCCTACACCCGCACTGATACCCCGAGGAAGTCATGAAGAAGAAAGTCTATCTTGCCGGTCCCATCTCAGGACTCACCTACGCCGAATCTGCATGCGGATGGCGAGAGGCGATCAAACTACTTCTGCCCGAGTTCGATCTCTTCTCACCCATGAGAGGCAAGGACTTTCTTGCAGACGAAGGAGTTCTCTGGGGCGCCTACGCACGCCATCCGATGTCATCCGTCAACGGCATCCTGGGACGCGACCGCAACGACGTCCGCACCTGCGATTTGATGATCGCGTGCTTCTTGGAGGATCAAGGAAAGCCCAGCCTTGGCACCGCTATGGAGTTCGGCTGGGCTGACGCATGGCGCAAGCCGATCATTCTGGTTGCTCATCCCTCAAATGCACACTGGAACCATCCGATGCTGCAGGGCGCCGCCGTCTACAGAGTAGATAGCTTGCACGTCGCAGCTGATCTAGCCAAACATCTACTGCTGCCATGAGCGATCGCGTGCTCGGAATCGGGATCGACCCCGACACAAAGAACTCGGGGATCGCCGTCGTCCAATACTCCAACCCGCTGGCGGATGGCCTCGGCTGCTACCAGATCGTGGAGGTGGCTCTTGCGCGCGCCCAGGGACGCAAGACGAAGGACCGACGGGTAGCCATGAGTAATGCACTGTGGACGACCCTGGCTGGCCTGGAGATCCCCTACGGAGTTGCAGTCGGTGTCGTCGAGTGGCAGGCCCTGCGACCCTACGGGGAGAAACGGCCGAATAACATCGTCGATCTCTGCGGGGTCGCTGGCATGGCGATCACTGCTCTGTCGCGTCACGTGTCGGCGACCACCTCAATCATCGCCCCGACGCCCGGGGACTGGACGAAGGGGCTCCCAAAAGAGGTGCGTGCGAACCGCATCATCCGACGCCTGCAGCTTTCCCCCGATCTGAAAGACTTCGAGAACATCCCCCCGTCGTTGCGGCATCACGCGATGGACGCGGTCGGGCTGGCCGTCTGGGGAATCGATCTCGCTAGAACAGGTGGACTTCCGCCACCTCTTCCTTGGGTCTGAGAAGATCCAGCTCGCCCAGGAAGTCGACGATGCACGTCTCGATCTCCGCGATGGCGATCGGCGTGACCTCGGTCTGCAGCCCGCGGAGCCCAGCGGACTCGAAGAAGGGGTGAGGATCTGCCGGTCCGACGCGCTTCGTCATGATGATGCGCCCCTCGCGGACCAGCCGATTGAACTTTGACTTCGACAGGATCAGGCGACGGATGTCCGTCACTCGCACAGGGTAGTTCCGGGAGCCCCCGTCGATGCGTGGATCCTCGTCCGGGTTGCTGAAGAAGACCATGAACTTCCCCTTCTGGATCGGACCACGCCCGTCGTGGTAGTAGATGGCCCAGTAGAAGGGAAGATGGACGAGGCCGTCGACCTGATCGGAGCCGACCTGCTCCAGGCGAATCTCCATGCTCTCGCGCAGCGCCTTTCCGCGACGACTGTCGGTCGCCAGGGCGAGGATGGCTGCTCGGGCCCGCCGGCGAGCCGCCTCGGCCGCTCGAAGGGCGACCTCGACCAGAACCTCCTGGGGGTTACATGCCATTGTGACCGATCATGGCGAGTTGAGACAGCAGCAGACGCGCCGGCTTGGACATCTTGTCGAAAGCCGACTTCTGCAGCCCGTCCGCGATGTCACGATCCTCGGTCGCAGCCTGTCCCATGTCGTCCTTCATGCGTCCGACAGTATCCATCGGCCGCATCTTCTCCAGAGCCTCGCTGAGCTCTGTTATGACCGTCTGCAGCTCGAAGTCCCCCGGCTTCAGCCCGAGTCCACCGTTGCGCGTGCTGTCGCCGAGAGTGCAGTCGAAGATCTCCTCGATCGTGTCCTGCTTCGGGCCGATCACTAACGCCTGGAAGGCGAGCACCGCGTTCGACAGCTCGTTCGTTGCGCCCATCTTCCCGGGGATCAGGATGCCGGCGAGCGCCGGCGGCACTCGGTGCGCGGACACGACATTCATGCTCAGCGCCTCGACCATGTTTCGGAAGAACTCTCCGTCCTGGGACTCGTTGCCGGCGAGCTTCTCTATCTGCACCTTGGCTTCGCTGCTGGGAATGTTGAGAGCGATTGACTTGTGAGTGTTGCCGAGACCGATCTGGGCTTTGAGAGAATCTTCGATCTTCTTCCAGTCTTGGTTGCGCAACTTCACGCCTATGACGAACAGCATGAACTCTGGCACACCTCTATTGAGATGAAAATCGAACTGGTGCTGCACCATGGCCTGCGCCAACTCGATGTAGGCAACAGCCGCGAGCCAGTTCGGCACACCGTAGTAGCGACTGAGCGCGCTCGGCTCTGGAAAGTGGATCAACTCGGAGTGCTTCCGTTTCGCATCCTGTTCGGTGATCTTGTGACGCGCGAAGAAACCATCGAGATCTCCGAACTTAGCGAACTTCTTACCGATTCCCGAGGAGCCCTGGGAGGCGCTACCCCGATCGATGACCTCGAAGTGAAGATCATACTGATCGTTCTCGATGTTCACCCAGACATCGCGCGCCGGCATCCAGTGAAGGCCCGTGATTTTGGCGTCAGCTGACGGATCACTGCGCACTACTTCCAGGTAGGCGTTGCCAAGATTCTCGTAGTCCTCGGAGACCTGCAGCAGCGTGTGCTTCCACGAGATGTTGGTAAAGGGATTGAGCTTCTTGTGCGTCTCTTTCGAGACATGGCCCAGGCCGACGGTAGAGATCTTCTTCGCGTCGATGCAGGCAGAATGGTGCGGGTTAAACGCTTTGAACTCGGCTACCGCGTTGAAGTTGAAGGGACGAGACTTGATTCCCGAGGCAACGCCCTGCTTGCTGGACTCGTTCTCGGCAGCCGCCTTCATGATCGTCACCAGCAGGCCTTCACCTGCTTCGCCCAGGTCCGGATAGAGCGGATGGCCCATACCTGGGACAACTTTTACGGCGATCGTGTGCTCTGCGTCGGACTTCTTCGACGACTTTTTTGGGGTGCTGGCCATCTTTTGGAGCTCCTATTGGATGCGGGCAGCGAGTGGGAGATTTTCTCGACCAAGAAAGACTACCACTCCTGGTGATCTTGTGTAGTATAGTAGGAGATTCACCATGGTGTGGATCTTTCCCCTTCTCTAGCTAGGAACCCCATGGTCAAGCGACGCATCAAGAAGGCGCGCTGCAGAATCATCTCATTGTGTCCCCGTGGCATGAGCAAGACCAAGGCTTTGTTCAAAGACGCGGACGGCAATCCCTACACCGAGTTCTCGGCCGCTGCTCGCATGCGTAAGGGCGCTGAGGGACTGCTGGACATTCTCGTCTACGTTCCAGAACACGAGGATGCAGAGGGTGACATCGCCAGCAAGGAGGTGATCCGAGACATCGCGCACAACTTCATTCCGTGCATGGAGGGATCTGGTATCGATCTTCTCCACAGCCTGGAGACGTTGAGCCCCGAGGACGCACACATCTGCGAGACCTACATCGTGCAGAAGAGCGATCCCCGCTTCGTCGACGTGATCGACGATGATGGCAAGCCGATCGATCCTGAGGGTTCGTGGGGCGTCACGATCAAGCTCGACAACCCTGTCATCCGCTCGCTCTACGAGACCGACGGCTGGCATGGCGCAAGCATGTATGGAGCAATGATCGTCGAGCCTCTAACCAAATCTGACTTCACTGCTGCCTTGGCCAGCCGCCTGGGCACTACCCCCAACTCCCAGGAGAATGACATGAACGAAGAGAAGTTCGCAGAGATGCTGAAAGCATTCGGTGTGAGCCTCACGAGCGCGCTGGCCAAGTCGCTCGAAGGTCTGAAGCCCGTGACCAAGCAGGTCGATGATCCAAAGCCGGTCGCCGATCCGAAGCCAGCCGTAATCGAGTTCGTCGGCGACGCCGAGAAGCTCGAAGACATCGAGGCTCACGAGGAGAAGCTTTTCAAGGCCCACCTTGATTTCGGCAAGCCCGAGGATCTCGCCAAGTGGAAGGCCTACATCACCAAGAAGGCAGCGGACGCGAAAGCGGCCGACGGCAAGGGTGACGGCGAAGGCGACGACGGCAAAGGCGAGACCGTGGAGCTGGTCAAGGCCAGGCAGCGCGTCGCCGAGCTGGAGAAGGCGAGCAAGCAGGATACCAAGGACGTCGAGTCCGGCGACAGCGCTGAGACCAAGATGTCCAAGGGTCGTGTCTACGGTCGTGAGCTCGCGCAGCGTCTGATGAAGGCACAGAACAGTCACAAATACGGCAGGGTCGTCAGGGCTTCCTGAGCGTCCACCACTTCAACCCCCAAGGAGAACCAATCATGGCACTCGAAAAGAAGGATCTCGGACGCACCGACGTCGTGTTCCCCGAATCGTCTCCCCGGCTGTTCGCCAAGGAGAACAAATCAGTCAAGATCGCAATCGATGCGGGCGCGATCGTCTACGAAATCGGCTTCCCTCTCCAGGAGAGCGCGACGCCTGGAACCTACGAGCCTTGGGCCAACGCCAGCGGCAAGGACATTTCCTGTTTCATCGATCCCTCCCGTCACCAGACGTCCTCGACCGGCGAGACCCTGGCTGTCGTGCTGACCGTGGGCGATGTGCACCGCGACGCAGTCGTGCTTCCCTCAGGTGAGACCCAGCCCAATCTCGACGCGCAGCTCAAGACTGTGGAGCTCCGCTTGCGTAGCATCCACATCGACGGACTGGTCGACATTTCCCTCTAGGGTGAACCCCTACTAACCCCCCCAGGAGAACAACATGGCACTCCCCAAGATTCTCGAATGGTTCACCCTCACAGAGATGGTGGACGAGTTCAAGTCCCCGGCAGCTTTCATCAGGAATCTTGTTTTCGGCAACGTCAGAACCCTGACGACCGAGAACATCGTCTACCGGATCCAGGAGAAGTCGCGCAGGATCGCGCCCTTCAGTGTTCGTGGACGTGAAGCCGTCATGAGTGGCGGCTACAGCGAGCGTGAGGTCAACTTCACGGCTCCCAACATCCGCACCAAGCGACCACTGGATGCCGTAGACCTTCTGTTCCGACGTCACGCTGGCGACCAGATCTTCGCAGGTTCGGACAACGTGCGTGAGGCTGCGGAGCGCGAGGTCGCGCTTCAGCTGCAGGCTCTGAACGACGAAGTCGCGAACGCCGAAGAGTGGTTGTCGGCTCAGGCGATCCGTGGACAGATCGACTATGTGTCCGGCGACGAGGCGGCCTTCACGATCGACATGCAGCGTCCGGCAGGCAACGACATCGTCATCACCACAAAGTGGGATCAGGCCGGTGCGGAACCCCTGACCGACGTCAAGTTGGCCAAGAGGGTCATGCACGACGAGGTCGGGCTCAACCCCATGGTGTGTCTCCTCGGCTCCGATGCGTGTGACGTGTTCCTTCAGCAGACCGAGATTCAGCGCTTGCTGGACATCCGCAACATGCGGGTCGGCTTGGTCGATGGAACTCGCGACATCGACGAGCTGGGCGCCATGCCCCTGGGCAACTGGGGTGGCATCGACTACTGGGCTTACACCCGAGAGGTCGAAGTCAGCGGCTCCAGCGAGCCCCTGGTCCGGCCGAAGTTCGCCGAGTTCCTGAACGTCAGCCCGTCCGCGTTGCACACGCTCTACTACGCGGCCATCCCCGACCTCGATGCGTTCGAGGGTGGGTCGTTCGTCGGCCGACGCTTCTCGAAGTCGTGGCGCACGCCCGACCCGTCCGAGCAGCAGATCCTCGTGCACGCGAGGCCTCTGCCGATCATGCGGCGTCCGGGTTCCACCGTCTCGATGCAGATCGTTACCTGATCTCCATCAGTGGTATACTGGGAACGGGGTCTGTAGACTCCGTTCCCAGAACACTGATCGTTGTTTGACCCAAAGGAGCTACCCATGACCAGAAAGATCATTGCCTGCAAAACCGTCAAAGGTCCGAACCGAAGCCTGAGTGGCCGAGTGCAAGTCGGCAGAGTCTACAAGCCCGGTGACGAAATCCCTGCGGACCTGACGGACAAGCAACGCATGCAGATTTTGTTCGACGAGGGCGTCCTTCGCTACGAAGGCCAGGAAGCTCACCAGCCCGAACCCGAGAGTAAGATCCCGCTTGGCACCGCCAAGGAGGACGGCCCTCCACTGTCCATGAAGTCCGGAGACAACGACGACAACGTCGACGTGCAGCTCAACGCCATCAAGGCTGATCAGGCCAGGCGCACGGCGCGTGGAGAGAAGGTCGGCGCCGAGCTGGACGCAGAGATGCGCGCCAAGGAAGACGCCGCGGCTGCCGCGGCTGTCGAGGAAGACGCTGAGGAAGCCATCGAGGTCGTCGGGGGTGCCGAGATGCGCGCCCTGGCCGCTGAGGAGGCCGAGATGCGCGCCCTGGCCGCTGAGGAGGCCGAGATGCGCGCCCTGGACGAGCAGCATGAGCAGCTCGACGACGCCCAAGACGAGCAGCGCACGGTCGAGGTGAAGGCCCAGACGGGCGAGATCCTTGATTCGGGCGAGCACGAGGAAGACGGCGACGAGATCAGGGTGAGCGAGTAGTCTGATGGCCCTGGTCGCGGTAGAGCCTCTGTTCGTCGACGATCTAGAAGATCTCAAGGCCGAGCTTCGGCTCACCGGCGCCGACGAGACGAAGGACGTCGAGCACATCATCCGGCGCGGAGTCCTAGACTTCCGCGTCTGGTTCGCTCACCGTGCCGGCCTCGGGATCCTCAACGGTCTCAAGGCGATCACATTCAAACCTGATCCCACGACCGAGGATGAGTATCGGCGCGCCGCAGCGCGGCTCCTGGAGATCAAGTCTGTCTGGCGCTTCCTGCTTCAGCAGCTTCGGGCACTCTTCGCAGACTCAAGCGGAGGCGCCTTCCAGGGATTCAACGATGAAGGTGTCTTGCGTCAGCTCGACTCGGATGACCTTGAGGTCTTGTTCGAGCAGTGCGATGTGCAGATCGAAGAGCTCTACCAGTTCGTGCTCGGCTTTGAGTCGTTGGGCGAAGACAGCGGGATCCACGTCTTCGATGGTTCGTCCGACAGACAGAATCTGTTCTTCCCGGGCGGCACGATCTTCCCCCATGTCGGTAAGTTCCCCGGCAACTTCATCGTGCCGACGCTGTCTCTGACCTTCGACAATGAGCTCGACGCACTACACCGTCGATTGGAGGACTGATGGTCTCTACCGTTGGTGTCCTCACGCTCAGTGATCGGATCGACGCGGCCATCCGTTACAGGTTCTTGGCACACAGGTTCCCCTGCGTGAAATGGATGGGACAGGGGCCGAATACGACAAGACGCACGGGTCCGACCGATACAGAGGTGCAGACCCTGCTCATTCGTCCATTGACTCAAGGCTTTACCGATGCCAACACCACACAGTGTGGTGGACGCAAGCAGGACCGAGAGTTGTGGACCTGGATCGCGGTCGCACACTTCCACGGTCAGGTATGTCTCGAAGCGTTCGAAGAGGAGCTGACAGACAACCCTATCACTATCGTTCGCGATGGTGTGAACCTCTTTCGACAGATCAACATCTCGTTGCTCGACGCGACGTATGAACACCCAGTAGAAAAACAATCATCCCACGGGACCAGGGTCACTTACCGTTTCCAAGCAGACCTGAGCCCTATCTAACCTCCCAAGGAGAATCGACATGCTCGGAATCAACACATCCGGTAAGCCCGACGTAAGGGATTACCATCTGGGGCGCGGCTGCGTGTTCCTGGCTGAGATCGACACATCGACAGGTCTGCCGGTCGAGTGCTACCGAGACCTCGGCAACACGCCATCGGCATCCATCAGCGTCGACGTCGAGGAGCTGACGCACCGCGCCAGTCTCTGCGGCGGGGCTGCTCAGGTCGATCGCAGACTCATCATCCAGAGAACTATGAATGTGAGTCTGACCCTGGAGGAGCTGAACCACGCCAACGTGGCGCTGTTCTTCTCGGCGACCGTAGACTCTCCGGCCAACCCTGCCGTCGCAGGCATCACCTCGTTCTCGCTGACCACCTCTCTGGCGACCGAGTGCTGGTATCCGCTGCAGACCGTCGGTGGCGTGCGAGCTCTCGGGATCGACGAAACCAACTTGACGGTGACGGACGTCACGGGCGCGCCTCAGGTGCTAGTCGGTGGCGACGACGACTTCAAGGTCGATGAGAAGATGGGCATGATCTTCTTCAACGCCGGGGGCACCAATGGCTTGCTTGGCGACGGCACCGAGTCGATCGACGTTGAGCTCGCGGCCGATGCTGGCGCGCCGGCGACCATCGAGCGGGTCAACGCCCTCAAGCAGACCGAGAAAGAGTATGCCGTGAAGCTGGTCATCGAGAACGCCAACAACGCCAACGAGCAGGTCGAGCTGGAGTTCCACAAGGCCAGTGTCGCGGCCGACGGCGAACTGTCCCTGATCAGTGACGAGCTGGCTCAGCTGGGCCTCTCATTCGTGGCCCAGCAGAATGCCCTGTTGCCGGGGTCTCCGACCCTGACCATCAGCAAGGCGGTCGGCTAGACATCTCTGTAGGAGGGAGAGTTGCCCTTGCGCTCTCCCTCCATCCCTTTCACGTTTGACCAAGGAGCTACCTAATGAGTAATCTGCTCAAGAAGCTGGGCGCCCTGCGCAAAAAAGCGACCCCGCACACAATCATGGGAACGGAGTTCCACTTCTACCCTGTCCGAGTGGCCCGAGTTGTCTCCGGGGAGATGAAGATGCTCATTGAGCCCATCACCCGTGCAGCCAGCGTCATGTTCGACAACTCGGCCCGCGACGTGCAGATCACCGAGGAGGTGACTTCCGACGTAGTCGTTCGACAAAGCAATGCGATCAGCCCCGAGCTGGCACAGTTCCGTGCCAAGCGTCGGGACAAGGCCATCGATGAGGCGATGAGCATCCTCCTGCGCGACGAGACGCGCTACGCTATCGGCAGGCTGATCCTGGATTCACTACGTGACGATCACCCGAACAAGAATCCCTCGGACGAGGAGGTCGCAGAGTTCGTCGACGCACCGGAGATGGATATTCCGGTCTTCATCGAGTTCATCAAGGGCTTCTTGAAGGCTAACACGGCCATGTTCGGTGACTTGGGAAACTCCCTTCGGGGGATCGTGAAGCAGAAGATGGAAGAGGTTCTGCAACGCTCTCCCGACTCCGGAGCAGCACAAGACGAACTGACCAAGGCGGAAACAGAGCTAGAAGGCGACGGGAGCAAGATTCCGCAGTCGTAGAGGAGGACGGCTACGACTCGCTTGTAGACGCCATCCTCAAACTGACGTTCAGGACCGGCTGGTCGCTCGACGACATCCTGGACCTGGACATCGAGACCTTCAACGGACTGGTCGAGACGTGTCTCCGGATCGAGTATCTAGAGAAGTCAGAGGCCGCCTGGACGGCGATGATCGCCTCCCAGGGTCGAGAGAAGGACATGAAGAGGTGGATACGACAGTGGAACGAGATCATCTACGGCTCGGACAGCAAGTCCAAGGATGTAGGAGACCTCGACGCTTTCATTCGAGAGGTAGGTAGCTTCTAGTGGCCATCGACCGCGGCGGACTCCAGTTTCGCATCAGTGTCAGGGACAGCTTCTCGCGAGGGATCCGTCGATTCCGCGAGGAGCTGGTCCGTGCCCGTCGCTCGTTCCGCGAGTTCCGTAGAGATGTGGAGCGCGCCGGCGCCGGACAATCACAGGTCGCCGGCAGCATCCGTCGCACCCGGGTCGAGCTGCAGAAGCTCCAGACCGTCCAGTCTCAGTCCGCCGGCACGAGCCGCTCGACCTCCGCCCAGCAGGTCCAGGACGCCCGGCGCATACGACGCGGCATCGGGCGCGTCGTTTCCGAGCTGAAGAAGCAGAGCGCAGAGCTGTCCCTGATCCGCAAGCAGTGGAACGCGACCGGCAGAGCAGCCCAGAGGGCGGGGCTCGCGGCACGAAACAGCGCCCGTAGAGGCGCGCGTGGCGTCCGCCGGCTGAATCGAGACCTGAAGACTACCGAGAGCACGGCCAACCGGGTGGCCTTCACGTTCCGGCGTCTCTTCGGTATCCTCGCGGCCTTCACCATCGCCCGCGAGCTGCTCTCGGGCTTCCGCAACCTCGTCGTCTCTGGCGTGTCCTTCAACACAGAGATCGAGCAGAGCCAGCTGGGGCTGGCCGGCATCCTTACGTCGACCTCGAATATCCGAGACGCCCAGGGAGAGCTCGTCAAGGGGGCCCAAGCCTTCGTCCTGGCGCAGGCCGAGGCCCGCCGGCAACAGGAGCTCCTCCGGACGGATGCCCTCGCCACCACTGCGACCTTCCAGGAGCTCCTGGCTGTCTTCCAGGTCGCGCTCGGCCCCGGACTAGCCCAAGGACTCCGAGTAGACGAGATCCGCACCCTGTCGGTCTTGGTGTCCCAGGCGGCCTCTGCGATCGGGTTGGCACAAAATCAACTGTCGGAAGAGATTCGTGCCCTCCTGACGGGCCAGATTCGCGAACGAACGACGCGGATCGCCCAGGTCTTGGCCCTCACGAACGAGGACATCCGGGCCGCCCGGGAGCAGGGGCAGCTCTTCGAGTTCCTGCAGGAGCGCCTGGCTGGCTTCGACCTCGCCGCCCGCAAGGCGGCCCGGACCATCCCTGGCTTCCTGGCCAGGATCCGAGATGCCTTCGGTCTCGTCTCTGGGCGCGCCGCGTTGGAGTTCACCGAAGAGGTCGAACGGTCTCTGGAGGGGATCTTCGAGCTTCTGACGCAGGAGCTCCAGACGGAGGAGGGTCGCACGATCTTGACCCCGAACCCGGCGGTCGTCGAGGTCTTCCAGGGGATCTTCGACGCGCTGACCAGAATCGTGCGCGTCGCACGCGACCTGCTCGCACGCACAGGCCTAGAACCCTTCGTGTCCACGGCGCGCCTCCTGTCGCGCGTGCTGGAGATCATCGGCATCTTGCTAGTCGACATCGGTATCGGAGCAGCCCGAGCCTTTGCCCAGGTCCAAGCTGTGCTCGGTCCGATCCTGTCCATCATCTCAGCTATCCTGGGATCGAGTAGCGACGTCAGTAGCGCGTTCAACGAGGTCGTCGCAACGCTGGCACAGATTGTCACCCTCATCGCTGCCGTCCGCATCGCCACGCTCGCCTGGGCCGGTGCCGTTGCACTTGTTCGAGGCGGCCTTGCCTTCATCGCGACTCTTCGTGCGCTCATCTCTGCGACCAAGGCGATCGAGGGTGGTTTCCTGGCCATCAACTCAACGCTGCTTGTTCTCCGCGCCAACGGCTTGGCAGCTGCTGCAACCCTTGTTGCTCTTCCCGCCATACTAGCCGGCATCGTTGCTCTCGTCTTCCGCCTTTCAGAGGAAGCGGCCGGCGTGAGTCTGAAGTTCGAGACCATCGTCAAGATCATCGGGGTGCTGCTGCAGACCGCATTGGAGAACGTCGTCACCTCGTTCCAGGTCAGCTTCAATGCTGTGCTGATCGTGGTGAACAAAGTCTTCTCTGTGATCACAGTCGGCTTGTCCAAGCTCCTTGATGTCGCATCCACTGTTGCTGGAGTCTTCAGCCCTGAACTATCAGGCAAGATTGCTGCTGCTGCAGTCGATCTGGAGTTCGCAGCCGTCGGCTTCACACGTGCTGCAGCTGGCTTCGGTAAAGAGGTCGATGAAGGAGTCGCGAACCTAGCAAGCACTGGCGAGAAGTTCACCAAGGCATTGAATGATGTTCTCTCGGGTGCTGGTGCAGACCGCACATTGGGAGAGTTCATTACGGATTTCAGCCAGGATGTCTCCGCAGCGATCTCCAACTTCTTTGGTGCCGTCCAGAAGAGCACCAAGGACGCCCAGGATGCTGCCGACCAGGCAGACTTCGTTGGCCGGTCGCGTGCACTGACCGAGGAAGACCGGAAGCGCACGCTGCAGCTCCAGCAGCAGGCAGATTTGCTACAACTCCAAGCTGCCGGACAAGCACGTCTGCTCCAACTGACTCAAGCCGGAGTCTCCTCGGCCGAACTGAATGCACAGAGACTGCGTAACACTATCAATCTGGAGCAAGAACGTGCTCAGCAACGTATCGCCAATCTCGACGTAGAGATTGCTAAAACGAAAAAGGCAGCTGATGCTGAACAAAAGGGTTCAGTCCTGCGGAATAGTCTGCTGGAACGGGCCGCTCTCTTAGAAGCACAGAAGGCTGCCCAGGTCGGTCTGACCAATACCAACTTGGAGCTGCAGCGCGAGAAACTAGAGTTGCTGGAGGAACGTGCTCGTGGATTGATCGACGAGGGCCTCGGCAGAGGATTGCTGAACTTCGTGGATCAGTTCGGTAACGCCTTCGAAGCTGGTGTCAAGATCGCCGAAGGACTCGTCAACAGGCTTGCCACTTTTCTCACGACTGTGCTCACTGACTTCCTGACAGCGATGTTCGATCCGGAGAACAAGACCGCCTTCAAGGAACGTCTTGGTCTGTTCTTGCAGGACATCGGGCGATTGATCATCGATCAGCTCGTCAAGCTCTTGATCGCGACCGCCATCGCCAAGGCCTTCGGCGTGCCGCTGCCAGGAGATTCTACACCTCCGCCCTCCATTGATCTCGCGGAGGGTGGATCGGTTCCCGGCACTGGACCGCGCGTCACTCCACCCCCAGGAGTTGCTCGATCAGATACCGTGCCCGCCTTGCTGACACCGAAAGAGTTCGTCCACCCAGTCTCCGCCGTCAAGAACTACGGCCTGGAGGTCATGGAGTCGATCCGCAAGGGACTCATCAACCCAGCGGCGCTCAAGGCTTTGGCCGGCGTCGGCAAGATGCGCAGTCTGCGCGCGGTCGCACATCGAGGACCAGGCTTCCGGGAGGGCGGACTCGTCAGTGATCAGCTCAGCATCGCGAACGAGCTCGCTGCGACCGCTGATACTGCCGAAGACACAGCCGCGGGTCAGCCCTCGCAGGCCTTTCTTGTCGCGAATGATCAACTGATGGACACCCTGCTCGCCGGCGGAAAGAGATCCTTCCGTCGTTATTTGCGCGACAACGCCCAGGATTTCGACGGGATTTTGCGAGGAGGTCGCACAGGTGGCTAAGGTATACTGTTTCAATGTGAAGCGTTTTTGGTCAAAAACGAAACGAGTCGGTGTCTGTCTGGAATGGCAAGCTGGCCGCACTGTTGACGGATACGGACGGTTCCACTACCAAGGAAAAATGGAGCTTGCACATCGAATAGCATGGGCTCTTACTCATGGCAGCATGCCTATTCTGAATGTTTGTCACAGCTGCGATAATCCTGCATGTGTAGAGCCAGCTCATCTCTTCGAGGGATCACAAAAAGACAACATCGCAGATGCTGTGAACAAAGATCGCATGTCGCATGCTGTGCGACGCAATCACAAGACTATAGATTGGTCAGAAGTTCACCAGATTAGACAACTCTACGCAGCAGGAGGCGTGACACAGGCGCAACTCGCTTCTAGCTTTGGTGTATCCCAACCTCAAATCAGTCGTATTGTGCGAGAGCGCCGTTGGAGTTTCTCATGACACTCAGATTCGTTGAAGGCTTCGAGGTCGATCGCTCGACAGGCTATCACGCTCGAAAGTATGCTTCCGCATCGTCCATGGATACCTATGGCACGGGGCGACTGCACGGCTTCGCACTCACCACCTCTAGCGCGAACTGGACGACACGGTCGCTGGGATCACAGAATACCTGGACGATCGGCATCGGGATGCTGCACTTCAACGCGACTGTATCAGCCTCCACGACGCCACAGATCATCATCCGCCGTGGCGTGAATGAGCAACTCCGATTGGAGTTCGAGAAGGGTGTTGGCAACACGTTTCATTTCAAGGTCATGCGCGGATCTACGTCGCTTGGCGTGACGTCCGATTTCACAGCCCTCAACTGGCACTACTTCGAGTTCGAGGTCACGATCGATCCGGTCAATGGCGCCTTCGAGTTCCGTGAGAATGGACTTGTCGATCTCATCGACGCCGGCCCCGTCAACACGGCTGACGACGGCGTAGCAGGCGCGGATGTGTTCGATTGGCAGATCAACAACAGCAACTTCCGAGTAGACGACATCTACATCCTGGATGACCAAGGTTCCATCAACAACACCTTCCTCGGCGACTCCGTGGTCGAGGGTCGTCTACCGACAGGCGATGGCTTCTTGAGTCAATGGACCCCCGTAGATCCAGCAGGTGCACACTGGGCCAACCTTGATGATGCTGCAGCTTTTCCAGAGCCGGGAACGACCTCCAACAACTCGATCATCGAAACCTCGACGATCAGCAACATCGATCTCCTTACATTCAGTGCACTGACTTTCATCACCGGTCAGATTCACGTCGTGCAGCTCATGGCCCACGCTAAGCTAGACGTAGCCGGCACACGAACAGCTCGACATAAAATCCGTTCTGGAGGTTCAAACTTCGATGGATCCTCGTTCGTAGTCAACTCCACGGCCTTCCAGACCTTCTTCGATCTTGTTGAGACTGATCCCAACACAGGGGTCAAGTGGACGATCGCGAACCTCAATGCCGCCGAGTTCGGCGTAGAGTTGGTGAGCTGATGGCACTCCTATTCGTAGACGATTTCACAAGCTGGCGTCCTCAGAGTGGTGGCAACGATCAGAGCCTACGCAAGTGGGGCAACGTCACCAACATCACAGGCTCTCAGGCAGGATTCGAGTTCGGACTCGGAACGAACATCACCAACGGCACCATGACCTCGGTCGATCTTGGATCGAAGCTGACCTGGATCATGCAGTTTGCGATTTCCTTTTCAAGCAATATCTCAGCTTCCACCGATGCCCACATCATCTGGTTGGAGGGCGACGTCGAGCAGCTTCGCCTTCAGGTCCGACGCAAAACCTTTGCGAGTAGTTCCTTCCTAGACGGTTCGCAATACTTCCTCGATGTGAAACGTGGCTCAACCACGATCGGAACGGTCGGGCCTTTCTGGGCAACGCGCTACAACTTCTTCGAGATCAAAATCACATTTGATCCCGTGGTCGGAGCCTTCGAGATAAGACACGCTGTTGACGCCAGTGGAACTTCTAAGGTCAACTCCACCTATGCTTCTTTGCTGTCCGTAAGTGCGGTCAACACGACCGATACCGGCGGAGCCAACGCTAGTAAGTTCCAGCTCCAGGCGTTCACCAGCACCAATGTTGCCTGGGACCACCTCGTGGTCAAGGATGACTCTGGATCGTTCAACAACGGCTTCTACACCCGTCCCGCCCTGGTCTACGACCAGACGCCCGTGGCCGACGGCGTGCAGTCTGATTGGACACTCGTTGGCGGACTCTTGAAAGACGTGCTTGACGATAACCAAATCACCAGAGATGATGACAGCGACCGCATTCAGTCGGATGTTCCAGGAGATATTTCACTCATCGGGCCTGGCTTGAGAGGTCCGCCTGTGGTTGTTGGTCCGTTCGAGCTCCCACTGAACGCTGTCGTTCACGGAGTCATCCTGGAATCACTCATGGCCATGGGAGTGGAGGCACCCGCAACGTGCGTCACGTCTATCGCAATCTCGCAGATACCCGAGCCTTCAGCCCAGCTCATCTGCTCTCAGGCACGACGCTCTTGATAGAAACCGACATCTTCGAGCAGAACCCCATCTCTGTCGCAGCCTGGACAGCCCAAGAACTGTTCGATGCACAGTTTGGATACGAGCTGCAGTCCTAAGCTATGGTTGCTGTTGACGTCACCCGCTATCCGTTTGAGACTCTAGCTCAGGCTATACCTACGGCCTTAGCAAGTCGTTTCACGAGCATGGCGATTGCCGAAGCCAATGCCGCTGATGACGCCGACGCCACCGTCGCGGTCACTCGCTACAGCTTCGAGACTCTAGCCGTTCAACTACCTTCAGTGGCTGCTGTCCCTCGCTTCACCAGCATGGCAATCGCTGAAGCCAATGCCGCTGATGACGCCGATGCCACCGTCGCGGTCACTCGTTACAGCTTCGAGACTCTGGCCCTTCAGGTATCACTTGCCCATGTCCCTCGCTTCACCAGCATGGCGATTGCCGAAGCCAATGCCGCTGATGACGCCGACGCCACCGTCGCGGTCACTCGCTCCAGTTTCGAAGTGCTCGCACCTCGATTCATCCAACTTGCGAGCACAGCCTTGCCTGGTGGACTCACTGAATACTTCGCCAACAACTGGGCCAACTCGGTCGAGATCGAGACCACCTATCGCACCGATATCACCAGAGGGGCGCAGTCTGTGGCCGAGGACCGGGTGCAGGTATGGGAGCGACCAGAGCGTGTGGTCAAGATGCGCTGGACAGAGATCGGTCCAGACGAGAAACAGAATCTAGAACGGCTTCTGACTCAGCTCCGACGCATGCAGGCGGAGCAGTGGGTAGTGCCTATCTATCCTGATCATCCTTGCGTCACAGAGGATGCTGCTTCAGGACAACCGATCATCAAGGCTGACGTCTCTCGCGGGCGCTTCTTCACCAACACACGAGTCCTCGTCGTGCCGATTCAGTGCGATGGTGACACGCAGCTGCCGGACGGCACGGGTCAGTTTCACTTCTCATCGATCGCGACGAAGGTCTCTGATGAAGAGATCGTGTTGGCCGACGACCTCTCCTTCCCCGTGACTGCAAACATGGCGGTGATCATTCCGATGATCGTGGTGCACCCGAAGCTGCAGATCGAGATCAAGCAGCACCACAGCAGACTCTGGGATGTTACGTTGGAGTTCGAAGAAGTCAAAGGCACGACCACTCTTCCACCACTGCAGGATGATCAGCCTGACAACTTCGATCAGTATCGCGGTATTCCGATCCTTCGCTCCCGACACAACTACAAGAATCCCTTGTCTATCGAACTGTTTCACGAGGGTGAGTTCGTCGACATCGGACGCAGCAAGGCTGTGCATCTTCGCGGCGAGTTCGCTCGCGTTAAGCATCCACTGAAGTTCATCGAGAATCGTGAGATCGGCTGGGACTACATCAGCTTCTTCGATTCTCGACGTGGACGCTTACGCGCATTCTGGTTCATAGATCAAGAAGACATCTTCCGCATCGTCGACCTCACCTCGACGTTCATCGACATCGATCCGATCGGAGACTTCGCAGACTTTAACTTGGACATGGAGTTCTTCGGGTTCGAGATGAAGGACGGCACGGATTTCGTTCGTGAGATCACCACAATCCAATCCGTCGCTGGAGTCTTTAGGCTCACTGTGGCCGACACCCTACCCGCTCTAGATCCCAACGACGTCAAGTTGGCTGGCCGCGCCCATCTTACCCGCATGCTCAAGGACTCTCTCATTGAAAAATGGCGACACTTCGATCTCGTCGAGTTGTCGATCCCGGTGATCAGTCTTCTTGAGGAGAAAAACGTAGATCTCACCCCATGACACAAGCCATAGACAGACCAGAGAAGGGACTCTTTCATCGAGTCACGTTCCGCTTCGGAAATCCCGAGATCATCGTGCGCCTCACGAACTGGGAGTCCGATCAAGGTTTCTTCGTGTCGTTGCCGACCATGGACATCGAAGTG